ATAAAGGTGTTCCGCTTGGTAAGGTTACTGTGTTTGCAGGAGAATCAGGAGCAGGCAAATCATATTTCTGTTCAGGTAACATTGTAAAACACGCACAGGATCAAGGCATCTTTGTAGTACTAATTGACTCAGAGAACGCACTTGATGAGAGCTGGCTACAAGCTCTAGACGTTGACACGTCAGAAGAAAAACTTCTTAAACTTAATATGTCAATGATTGACGATGTAGCAAAAACTGTTTCAACATTTATTACAGACTACAAAGCTATGGACGAAGAAGACCGTCCTAAAGTATTGTTTGTGATCGACAGCTTGGGTATGTTGCTAACACCTACAGACGTTGATCAGTTTAACAAAGGTGATATGAAGGGTGATATGGGTCGTAAGCCTAAAGCATTAACTTCACTTGTTCGTAACACTGTTAACATGATTGGCTCATTGAACGTTGGACTGGTATGTACTAACCACACATACGCATCGCAAGATATGTTTGACCCAGATGACAAAATCAGTGGTGGTTCAGGCTTTATCTATGCATCGAGTATTGTTGTTGCAATGAAGAAGCTGAAACTAAAAGAAGATGAAGCAGGCAATAAGATCTCAGAAGTTATGGGCATCCGTGCTGGTTGTAAAGTAATGAAGACACACGCTATGCAAAACCGTTTGAAGGTGTGCAGGTTAAGATTCCTTATGAAACTGGTATGAATCCTTACTCAGGTCTTGTTGAATTGTTTGAAAAGAAAGGCCTGCTGGTCAAGCAAGGCAATCGACTAAAGTACGTTGATGTAAACGGCGAAGAACATCTTGATTATAGAAAAGCGTGGATCGGTGAAAAGCTTGATATGATCATGAGTCAATACGAAGAAAAAACTGCTCCTGCGCTAAATAGTGACACAGTAGAAGTTGATCCTATTGACGAAAATGAGGAGAGCTTCGAATAAAATGAGGAGCAACTCTAAAATGAATGAAGAACAAATAGCCGATGTTTGGTCTTTGTTTAAAGAATATTTAGACAAAAAACAAATCGAGCTAGTCGCTGAGAAATATGTGGATCTTCTTGCGGACTACGGAACAGATGATATTACCTTTAAGGATTGCCTTGGCGTAGATGCAAGTCTTGACAATGCAATTGGTTACTTTTTAGAAATTGATGCAGAAGACTACGTAGACGACGAGGATAATGAATGGGACAACTAAATGGGATGGTATAGTAATATCAGCAGGGACATTAATCAGATCCCTGCTGCTATACAGTATTTCGAAACAGAACTTGCAGATGCCAAACTAGAAGTTAAATTAAAAGGCAATGTTGAACGTGCCGCAGCAGAAATGCCGGGTATTGTCGAACATCGGTTTAACCAACTACAAGAACTAGAAGCAATACTAAACTATCTAAATATTGAGCTGCGTAGATTGCGCAGCTCTTTCTTTAAACAATATTTAGAAAACTATCAACGAGCTCTGTCAAGCCGTGACGTTGAAAAATACGTTGACGGTGAGGCAGACGTTGTTGACTATGAAAAAATTATTAATGAGTTTGCACTAATGCGCAACAAGTGGTTAGGTGTGCTAAAGGCACTTGATCAAAAGCAATGGCAGATCACAAACGTGGTTAAGCTCAGAGTTGCTGGTATGGAAGATGCAAGTTTGTAAATACTTGCATGAACAAAGTGGTAATCGTAACAGGCGGATTTGATCCCTTACATTCAGGGCACATAGCCTATTTTAAAGCAGCACGTGAACTAGGTGATCATCTAGTAGTAGGTGTTAACTCAGATGAATGGCTCACACGCAAAAAAGGCAGACCGTTTATGCCTTTAGAAGAACGTGCTGCGATTATCAAAGAACTAGAATGCGTCGACGAAGTTATCGGATTTAATGATGACGATGATACTGCTTGTGCTGCTATATACACTGTGCTAGCTACAAAAGGCAGTAGTTGGAAAATTATATTTGCCAACGGCGGCGATAGAACAAATAAAACAACGCCCGAGTATAATATGTATAACAATCATCGTGATGTTAGTTTTGCCTGGAGTGTTGGCGGCAAAGATAAGAAAAATTCCAGTAGCTGGATTCTTAAAGAATGGAGTCAGCCCACAGTAGAACGTGCATGGGGCAGATACACTGTGCTAGACAGTGGCGCCGGCTGGCAAGCAAAACAGCTTGAGTTTAGTGCCGGCAGATCATTAAGCGATCAGCGACATTTTAAACGCAGCGAGCATTGGCATGTTGTTGAAGGCACAATACTAATGAAGCTGATATACCCTAACGGGGATGTATCTATAAAAACTTATACATCAGGCGAAAGCATAGACATTCCGGTTAACACTTGGCACAAAGCAACTAACTTAGGAAAGACTCCTGCTAAAGTTGTTGAAGTGTGGCTAGGCAACGAACTATCCGAAGACGATATAGAAAGAAGAGATTAATGAAAGTATTTGTAGGTTACGATCCGAGAGAAGATATAGCATATCAAGTATGTAAACACAGTATCTTAAATAAACAACCAGCAGCAGATGTACGTCCGCTAGTACAAAAAGAACTGCGAGACGCAGGGTGGTATAAGCGACCTATAGATAAGCTAGCAAGTACAGAATTTACATTTACACGTTTTCTTGTGCCAGAACTTACTAACTTCAAAGGCTGGGCTGTGTTTATGGATTGTGATATGATTCTTACTACTGATATTAAAGAATTGTTTGACCAAGCAGATGACAAATATGCAGTTATGTGTGTCCAACACGACTATACGCCTAAAGAAGGTACTAAGATGGATGGACAAAAACAGACAGCTTATCCACGTAAGAATTGGTCAAGTGTTGTGCTGTTTAATTGCGCACATCCTAGTAATGCTAAACTTACACAAGATATGGTAAACAATACAGAACTAAACGGTGCATACTTCCATCGTTTTAGCTGGCTTAAAGATGAAGAGATTGGCGAATTGTATCATACATGGAACTACCTAGTAGGAGTATATGACGATATTGAAACACCAAAACTAATACACTACACAGAAGGCGGACCATGGTTTGAAAACTATCGTAACTGTGAATTTCATCAGCTATGGAAAACTGAACTTCATGAGATGATGAATGATAACATGTCTAAGTAAAAATAGGAACGATGTTTATATTAATATGTTAGCTAAAGGTGCTAACTTACCTGTTACTGACTATCATGACGACTTGCCCGCTACACCTGTAGTGATTCGAAGTTTAGCAAAAGCTGATATACTAAAATATAGAAAAGAAAATAATTTACCTTTTTATTACATGGACACAGGCTATACTGGTGGTCACGAAATAGTAACCAAGGAAGATTTAAAACCTATACACCGAATTGTATATAACGATTTACAACTAGGTGAAATAACTCCAAGACCTGACGATAGGTGGAAAAAGTTTAAACATAATATAAATGACAGACGTACTAATGGAAAGTACATATTGATAGTACCGCCTAGTGACAAGCCTTGTAAATATTATAATATAAATGTCGATACATGGATACCCGAAGTAAAAAAAGAAATTAGAAAATACACAGATCGTCCTATCAAAATTAGATTAAAAAAGTCAAGACAGTACCGACGCAAAATAAAACCGATATACGCAGATTTACAAGACTGTCATGCACTCGTAACTTATCAAAGTATTGCAGCAATTGAAAGCATATTATACGGTGTACCTGCTTTTACTCTAGCACCGTGTGCTGCTGACCCAGTTGCTGACAAAGATCTTAGCCAGCTTGAAGAACCAACAGTTCAAGATAGAGATAAAATACATAAGTGGGCCCATCATTTGGCATATGGACAATTCCATATAAATGAAATCAAGGATGGCACTGCGTGGAGGATTTTACATGCAAGTTAAGGTATTTATGAATACTGCTGGAACTAATACCGAAAGAGATATTTTACGACACATGCACGACGGAATAACTCAAGTTCATGTTTCCAAAGACTACCAAGAGAAGCGTAAATTAAAAGCTATCAATAAAGAAAAGGGTCTAGGGTACGGTGTGCAATACGACTACGGAGAACGCTACTCTAAGTGCGATTGTGCAATAATGATGGGCAGTTGGAAACCGGACAGGTCAAACATACATCACATAGTTCGAACATCTATTGTAGAGAAATCGAAAAGTTTTATTTGTATCGAAACACCATTGCTAGGCAGACGAGTACTTGAGCCTAACAAGTATCAAAGGGTCGGAGTAAACGGATTTTTAAATCGAGATGCTTATTTTGGCCCAGACATAGATTATCCTAACGACAGACTTCAAAAATTAGGTATTGCATTCGGCGGTTGGAAGCGTAATACAGGTAATAAAATTGTAATTGCTATGCAACTTAGTGGCGATGCTAGTCTGCGTCACAATGATATAAATGAATGGTGTTATAATACAGTAGACAGATTACTAAAACTAACCGATCGTCCAATAGAGGTAAGATTACATCCTGCTATTAGCGAAAAAGGTTTAGGCAATCATGACGAGTTGTTGAGATATTTTAGTTATTCTGCAAATGATTATTCACGAGTTAAATTTGTCAAGGGCAGAGATGTACCGTGGGAAAAACAGATAAAAGATGCATACTGTGTCGTAACTTATACTAGTGGACTAGCAATTGATGCAGTAGTTCAAGGTATTCCGGTTATAGCGTGTGACGAGGGAAATTTTGCATGGAATGTTGCTGAAACAAAATTGAATAATATAGAAAGACTAAAACTTGCCGACGATGATGTTGTACAACAATGGCTACAAAATTTAGCATACTGTCAATGGACAGCTGATGAAATGCAATCCGGTCAAGTATGGAATCACTTAAAGCCCGGCGTTGAAGAATCTATTGAAGAATGGTCGTCATGCAATCAGTAATAGCATATACTAAAACTGTTCCTAATTTAAAAAATATGGAAAAGATTGAAGTACTTGAAAACTTTATTACCGGAGTACAAACCAGTGATGCAACTGGCACTCTGTCTGACAAAAGAAAATTAAGTACATGCAATCTAGCCGTAATGCAAGGATTTGTACATACTAATAGTCCTCAAAGCACACATCTAAATTTAAGAAAAGATATATTAAAAAAACAAGCATCAGAAAACAACCATACACTAATTATTGACAGTAACCTATTTTTGTCATACGATCCTGGTAATACAAATCATTATTTACGTTATAGTTTTGACGGCGTTTTTCCTACCACCGGCAATTACTTTTGGGATAATCCAGAT